CGGCAGAACTTCATCGTGCGTAACCGCGAGGAGGAGAAAGAGGCTCTTGAATCCGGTCTTCGCCTCGATCCCTACACCGCCGAGCCGGTCGAAGCCCAGCCCGAAACTGAAGCCGCAGAGATCGAGCGACTCGACAAGCAAGCACGTAAACCACGCAAGCAGTAACTGAGAGGCCCTTATGTCGTTAGTGTCAGATATCATCAATGAGGCGTTTCTGGACCTGGGCGTCATCACCGTCAATGAAGCCATTTCGACGGCGATGCAGAACGACGCCTTCATGCGCCTGAATCAGCTCCTCGACTCACTGAACGCCGAGGGCCTCCTTGTTCCCAACCAAGTCACGCAGACGTTCGCGACCGGATCAGGCACGGGCCTAGTGGCGGGCACCACCGCCTACACGCTGGGCAGCGGCGGCACCCTTCCGACCACCGGCTCCCTCCGCGCAATGAAAGTCACCGCGTGGCGGGCCTCCTACGGTGGTGTGCTGTACGGCGGTGGCCGCGTGCTCTCTATGCCGGAATTCGGAGAACTAGCCAAACAGAACGAGGGCGAGCTGACGGCGATACCCCGCATAGTCGCAGCCGACACCTCCTATCCGCTAATCAACGTGCGCGTGTTCCCTCCACCGTCCGCCACTCCAGGCTCGCTGGAGCTGTCCTACTACACGCCGATTGCCCAGTTTGCCCTGGTTAGCAGCTCAATCACCCTACCGCAGGGATTTGAGGACATGTTGCATTGGAACCTAGCGCGGCGTCTCTACGCCCAGTATCCACGCCCCAGCAACATGCAGATGATCTGGGATATGGCGGAACGCACCAAGGCCGCACTAATGGTCGAGAACACTATGTCGGCACCGCAACCGCAAGCGGCGGCACCACAGGGGCAGAAGTAAATGGCAACACCAGTCTCTCAGTTGCTTTATGACGCCCTCCGGCTGGCCGGGGTGACTAAGGTAGCCGGTATTACGCCAAGTGCCGACCAGTTCGCGGACGCCCTCGCCCACGCGAACCTGATGATCGATCAGGCCCAGGTGAAGCGCCCCATGATTTACACCATGCGGCTCTCGACGTACACCCTGGGGACCTCTAAGACATACACGTTCGGGCCGAGCGGTACGCTGGGCAGTAACCGGCCCGTGAAGATCGAGCGGGCTAATCTGATCCTGTCAACCACCGGCACCCCGGTCCACCTCCAGATATTCGAGGGCAGCTACGAGGACTTTGCGAACCTCGCCGTGCAGGACATCCCCGGCGCGCTGCCTCGTTTCCTGTACTGCGACTACGCCTACCCGCTCGCGACCATCTACCTCGTGCCCCAAGACAAGGGCGGAGACAAGCTGGAGCTTTGGGACTGGCAGCCGATTCAGAGCTTCGCCACCACAGGAGACACTGTCCAGCTACCGCCGGGCTACCAGGATTGGTTCGTCAACAACCTTGCGGTGCGGCTCGCGAGCGTGTTCAAGGAACAGGGTGCCTCGGTCACTGACGACACCCGTATCGAGGCACGCAAGGCCACCCAGGCGCTTATGTCGCGGAACAGCAAGTCACCACGAGCGCTATCAGACGCGCCGAGCGGTGGACGTCGAGGTGACTTCAACTATCGCTCGGGGACCATTAAATGACGCCGCCACACAGAACGCCTGAAGTGATAGCCAAGTACGCGGCGGATGAGCACGCAAGAACCCAAGAGGACCTCAACAAGCTCCTGTCGCAGTTCGGCCAGGAGTACAGGCAGGAAATCATAGACAGGCTCAGGCCCCACTTAACCTTCGAGCCGGAACCATTAGACAGGCAGGGAGAGTAAACGGAGATGGCAAAACTTGGTCTAGTAGGTGAGTCATATGCCCTCCGTAGCCCTGCCGCTGCGGCGCAGCAGACGCTCAACCTGATACCCGAGATAATCGAAGACCCCAACGAGCGCAGCAAAAACGTTGGGATTTTGCGCAACTGCCCCGGCTACCACCTGATGATCACCTTACCCCAGTCTCCCATTCGGGGAATGCTGGCCGGTGGCGGCAATCTCTATATCTACGCTGGTGCCGGGTGGTTCTATCAGGTCTCTCAAGGCAGCTACGTCGGGGGGAACCCGAGCACGGGGGCGGCCTCGATTGTCCAGAGCCAAAACATAGGGGTCTATGACAATAATCCCGCCATACTGCTTGCGAACGGAAACCAGTTGCTGCTTATCGCGGGCGGTCTAGTTTTCTGCAACAACGGCACGGGCTTCGCTCAGTGCCAGTTTCAAGTCACAGGATACGTCAACACGAGCGGAACCACAGTTACCTGGGTAAGCGGAAGTAACTTCGCCAACGCTGTGGTCGGCAATTACATCACGATCAACGGCAACACCTGTGCGGTGACGGCCATCGCTTCAGCGACCAGCCTCACCATAAGCGCCACTGCTGGAGTCCAGACCAACGCTTTCTTTGCCGGTAATATGGGCAACCAAGTTACCGCGATTGGTGGAGCTTACATTGACGGCTATTTCGTAATCCAGCGACCGACTGTCGCATTCCAGGGGGTCTGCAACACGAGCGGCACCGGCGTAACGTGGGTCAGTGGTTCCAACTTCTCGTCACTGTCCGCCGGTAGCGTTATCGTCATCAACAGCGTTGCCTATACCGTATCGAGTGTCACCTCGAATACCGCCCTGGTCCTCACTGCGACTGCGGGAACACAGACCGGTGTTCCGATGTATTGGGGCGGTGACACATCAAGGCAGTTCAACCTTAGCGCCTCGTTCAATGGTTTAACGTGGGACCCCCTGAACTTCGCAACGAAGTCGGCATTCCCCGACCACCTTAAGTCCGTCTTATCCGACCGAGAACAACTCTATCTCTTCGGCGCGGAGAGCACGGAGGTCTGGCAGAACGTTGGTGATCCCACGTTCCCGTTTCAGCGACTTCCTGGGGCGGCGGCCAGGGAGGGAAGCATTTCCTCCTGGGCACCTGTAACCACCGGCGAGAGCGTGTATTTCCTCGGCGGAAGCCCGCGCGGTCCAGCAGTAGCGTACCGCCTGGAGGGATTCACTCCGGTGCGGGTGAGCACTCCCGCCGTAGAGTCGGCCTGGGCGTCATCTGGCGACACATTAGCGAATGCCGTCGCTTATGCCACAGAGGAAGACGGTCACCGGCTGTGGGTTATCAACTTTCAGGGCACGCTCAACACTTGGGTCTACGACGAGACAGAAAGCGAAAAGGCAGGCACGCCAATCTGGCACCAGAGGGCGTACTGGAACGGCAGCGCGTTCACGCAATACCAGCCACGGTTCCACGTGTTCATCCCAGAGTGGGGACCGTCCGGCATGCACGTTGTTGGGGATTACAGCTCAGGGAATCTCTACGAGCTGAATCCAGGTTACGTGGATGCGAACGGGGCAGACACAAAGTGGCAGCGCATCCTTCCGCACCTGTACGCGGCGGGCCATATCCAGTATTTCGGCAGGATGACCCTGGAGATGGAGACCGGCACAACGTCGAGCGTCAGCGTTCAGCCGGTGATTACCCGCGACTACAGCGACGACAGAGGCCACACCTTCGTCAACGCGGTACCTGCCCAGGCGGGCGTCAATGCGGCCTACAGCCAGCGCGTCTACTGGCCCGCAAACGGATCGTCTCGTGACCGAGTGTTTCGCTTCTCTGGGAGCGGACAGTATCCAGTGACTCTGATTGATTTGGACCTCGAAATAGAGGCCGGGACCACATAATGCCGCTCCAGCCGGTAACACCACCACAGAAAGCGCCGCTGATCAATGACGTCTACACGCATCGCACGTGGTACCTGTACTTCGATCAGTTAACCAAGGCCGCCTCTACCGGGGGCGGAATCGTCCAATACGGGACCAACGCACAGCGGATTGCGCTGCCGACGCAGGGGCTGCCCAACAGTGCCTACTGGTACGAGCAGGACACGGGTCTCATCTATCTGTGGAACGGCCCTAAGCTGAAGTGGATTTACATCGCCGGGACGCAGATCATAGACCAAACCTTGACTGCGGCGGCCACTATCGCCGCCCCCACCACCGGAGCCAAGGAGCTGGTGGTGATCCTGCGGCAGGACGCGACTGGCGGCAGGACGATCACCTGGGGCACGGGATTCTCTGGCACCTCGTCGAATATCGATACCACGGCATCGACTATCAGTGTTTTCCGCTTCGTGTTGTCGAATGCGGGCCTCTACGTGATGGTCGGACAACCAACGACTGGAATGACTCCATAAATGAAAAAGAATCTTAGCCTCATTTTCTTTTGCTTCCTGGCTGGCCTGTTCGGGGCCAACGTCACACCGATACTCACCGGAGCCGGGAAGCTCATATTCCCCGAGACGTCGCCCAGCGCGTCCCTGAGTGCTTCGAGCGGGCAGCTTACCGTCGCGGCTGGCGGGTCCAGTCAGCATGTCCTCCTGCTGCCCAGCAGCGGCGGCGCGGTAGGTGTGAATACCACCGACCCCAGCTTTACCAACACCCTGGGCCATAATCCAGGGCTTGGTGTTGTCAGTACCAGCACTCCAATCCTTGCGGGGTATTCACCCACACAGCCAGCCTTTGCATTGAACGTGGACCCCACGGGCTACTGGCTTATGTATGATCACGCCGCAGCCGCGTGGTCGATGGGAATTGTCCAGACGGGAGGCAGGGTAGGTGTCGGGGTCGCTCCGGGAGCTGCCAATCAGCTCGACGTGGGTGGCGGGGGATGGGTCAATGCCACTAATGGATACAAGACGAACGGTGCGACCGGCTATAACTACGTGTTAGGAGTCCGAAACTCAGCAAATACAGGCACCTGCACGATGACGTTCAACGGTGGCATTCTCGTCAACCTAAGCGGATGCTGACATTTGAGCGCACGTGGGACCTCGGGCTTGTGCAGCGCATCCTTACGGACCCCGCCGTCTGGCCCCACGTAGGCGATGACTTCGCGCCGCCTCGCGAGGAATGGACACCCAACGACGACCTGCGTATCTGGTACGTGCTGGCAATCGAGGGCGCGCAGAATGGTGGAAGCCCGCATATAGCCGGGCTACTCACCTTCGTGGCCCGGTCAACAGTCCTTTGGGAGATACACGTTGTGTTCACTCCAGGGCGTTGTACACGTGGCGTGTACATAGGTGAACAAGTGTTGGCGTGGATGTTCGAGCACTCAACCGCCAAGCGGATCATGGCGGAAATTCCGACGTGCAACAGGCTGGCGGTGCAGCTCGCGAGCAGAACGATGAAGCAATACGGGGTCAATGAGAGGGCATTTATGAAGGGCGGCATCTTGAGAGATTTGGCGCTGTTCGGAGTTAGTAAGGGGGATTTATGCCGAGTGTCGTAACCGGAATCATTGGTGGCATC